GTAGCATTTATAGATGAAGAAGGAAATACTGATAGAGTTAAGTCTAAAGCATTTTTAGATAAGGAGAGAGAGAAGAAGTTAAAATCTCCAGATCCTAATGATGCTGCCAGAGCAAAAGCAGAACATCCTTATACTCCTCAAGAAGCCCTTCTAAGAACTAGTAGTAACATCTTTCCTAAAGCAGAACTGCTTTCCTGGAAGACAGAATTAGTTTCTACCAGGAAAGCTGTAAATCTTGCTATTTATGGGGATTTAGAAGATACTAAAACAGGGGTTAAATTCAGACCTAATCCTGATGCCAGACCTGTTATGAAATATCCTCATGATAAGAAGGAAGATAATTCTGGATGTATAACTATATGGGAAACACCTTTTAGGAAGGATGGGATAATATATGACAACATGTATATATTGGTAGTCGATCCATATATGCATGATACTACCACAGGAGATTCTTTAGGAGCAGCTTATGTGATTAAGAATATTAATCCTCTTTCACAGCCAGATGATATTATAGTAGCTTCCTTAGTTGGAAGACCTGCTACAATGGACATTTTTCATAAAAAAATAAGACAACTATCTGAATACTACAATGCTAAAGTCGGGTTTGAAAATAATGCTGGTCAAGCTTTATTGGCCTACTTTAAAGCTAATCGAAAAATGCAGTTACTTGCTCCAGAATTCTCTTTAGGGTTTAATGAGAATATCCCTAAATCAGGAACTAGAAGAGGATATGGGATGCACATAGACCAAAGAAGGAAAGAGATAGGTCTTAGCTATTTAGCAGATTGGCTTATTAAAGAGTGGACTGTCACAGAAGAGGGTGAAATACTATATAACTATCATAAAATCTATGATATAGGCTTATTAGAGGAGTTGATTAAATTCAATCCAGATAACAACTATGATAGAATATCAGCAATGGTAGTAGGAATGTTTCATCAAAAGGAAATTGAATGGAAATATGGTAATAAGGCTTTCGCTAAAAAGGAAAGTTCAGCCTTTTTTACATCAGTCCATTACCAATAAAATTTGTATATATTTGTTAAAATCACTACCTCATGGCTAAAGCTACCAGACAGAAATTACTATATTCTAAGAAAGATAAAGATTGGAGAAGGGAGTCTGTAGCCTATTACTACCAAAGATGTAGACCAAATAACTTGCTTTTTCAGACATTATATAAGGCAGCCAATGGTGAGATTGATGTAACTGATTATTCTTACATAACTAATCCTTATGGAAATGCTGTAGCTACTAGACCAGAATTACAGTCATATCCTGCTAAATTAAGGAATTACCCTATTATTCCAGAAATCATTCAATTATTACTAGGGGAGAAAAGAGACAGACCTCTTTTAAGTTCTGTAATAGTTGTTAATCCTGATACTATTAATAGAAAGAAAGCAGAACAGGTTATTGCTATGAAAGGGGCTTTACAGCAGACTTTTGTAAATACTCTAAATGCTTTAGGAATGGATACAGGGCTAGATACTAAACCAGTACCTCCTTTAGATGAGTTTATGACCTCTTTAGATGATAGTTGGGCTGATCAAAGATCTGTAGTTGGTCAGGAAGTACTTAATTATATTATTGAGGACCTAGATATTCCTGAAAAGTTTATTCAAGGATTTAAGCACTGGTTAGTAACTGCTACTACTTATACTATTAAAGATGTAATTAATGAAGATATTGTTTACAGGATTCTAAATCCTAAGCATGTTGGATTTATAGCTGATGAGAATACCGAATATGTAGAGGATGCTGAAGCAGTATGTGTGGATGAATATATGTCTAAAGCTACTTTTTTAGATAGGTATTGGTCTTTGATTCAGGAAACTATTATTGCTAATCCTGATCAGACAGAGAAACAAACCAGAGAGGACCTTACTGATACTATAGATAGAGATGATAGATACACTACTAATAATCTTATCACGACCTTTGGTTCTTCTAGCAATTTATCTTCTGGTTTTTCTACAAGCTTGTATGATACTAACTTGTCTAGTTCTCAGTTTATAGGGGTACTTGGTGAAAACATTAAGGTCAGTTATGTGAACTGGACCTCAATGAAGCTTATTAAGAAAGTAGCTATAGTAAATGAATTAGGTGAATTAGAGACTATAACGGTTCCTGATGATTATACTGTAGAGCCAGCTTTTGGTGAAAATCTTGTTGAAGAATATTGGGTGAATGAGAAGTGGGAAGGGTATGTGGTGGATAATGATAAGTTCTACTTTGGGGTTCAACCTATTCCTATTCAAAGAAATGGTATCAACAATAAGTCTTCTTGTAAGAACCTTATTAATGGTAGAATTAGAAGAATGGGAGATAGAAAAGCTTTATCTATTGTAGAGTTATTGATGCCTTTCCAGCATTTGTATAATTTTGGTCACTATAAGTTAAACAATATCCTAGCTAAGAACAAGGAGAAACTCCTTCTTATGCCTATTGGTTTATTCCCTGATAAAAATGGTTGGGATGAATATTCTGCTATGTACCATGCTGATGCTAATGGGTTTCTATGGGTAGATGAGACTAAAGAGAACTTCATTACTGCAGTAAATGCTGTAAAAGCTATTGATCTTGGTTTAGGTAACTATATAGAATTCATGTATAGGTATCTTCAGAATATTAAGATGGAAGCTGAGGGAGTGGTAGGGATTAATCCTCAAAGAAAAGCTGCTGTCTCTGCTGGAGATGGATTAGGTACTACTCAAACTGCTATTGCTCAATCTAGTGTTATTACTTCTGACTTATTTGAGGACTTTGAGAAATTCCAAGAGAAAGATCTTTGTGGTCTTTTGGACTTATCTAAGTTTGCTTATATAAATGGTAAAAAAGCTGCTTATTTGAATTCTGCTGGTAGAACTGCTTTCTTAGAAATTAATGCTGAGGATGAAGATTTTGCTAACTCTGAGTTTGGAGTTAAAGTCTCTTCTTCTGCTAAAGAGAAAGAAAAATTTGATAAGATGAAGCAATTTGCTGAAACTCTAGCTAGTCAGAAAGTTAAGCCTTCACAGTTAGCAGCTATTCTTAATGCTGAATCTAACTTTAGTAAACTAGTTACAGAACTCAAAGATATTGAAGATCAGGAAGCAGAACTAGAACAACAACAAGCTCAAGCAGAAGCTGACTTTAAGAACCAAGAGTTAGATGCTAAAATGCAATTAGAACAACAGAAGATCAATCTTAAAATGTATGAAATTGATCAAAATAACATCACTGCTGAGAAAGTAGCTCTTATTCAATCTGAGACTCAATTATTAGGATTAGATAAGAACCTTAATGGTGTAGATGATTCTGTAGAAGTAGAGAAAAATGCTTTAGCTAGAGATAAACACCTTAATGAGCTTACAGTTAAGCAAAGAGAGCTGGATCTAAAGGATACTGAGATTAAGATAAAAGCTAATACAGAGATATACAAAGCTGATACAATGCTTAAAATTGCAAAAGAAAACAAAAATTCCAGTGAGTTAAAAGCTAAACAAAAGCCTAAATCAAAATGAAAAAACTAAGAGATATTCCTAGCAGTGTATATACTAAATATGCTAAAGGAGGAATAGAAATTAAAAAAGAGAATCGGGGAAAGTTTACAGCTACCATGAAAAAAACAGGTGAGAGTGCTGAAGAACTAAGCCACTCTAAAAATCCACTCACAAGGAAGAGGGCTGTCTTTGCTCTTAACGCTAAGGCTCACTTTAAGAAAAGAACATAGTTATGCCAGATAATATTCCAAAAAAGAAGACAACTACAAAACCTGAGAGTAAACCTCTTAGAAGAGCTGACTATGAAGAATATCTTTCTAGGAAGAGAGCCTATGATGATAGTACTAATACTTATAATGATTCAATAAAGAATCATGCTAAACTATTAAGTATTGGCATGAAACAAATAGCCTCAGAACCTGCTGGAGATGAAGTTAATGATCTTTTAATCAATGGTGGAGTTTCTAATAAAGTTACTAGTAATGGTAAAACAGTGACTTTACCTCAGAGAACTAATGCTAAAATAGCTCCTGTTACCAGTAACACTTATAGAGATAGTTCGGGTAAAGAGGTTATACTACCAATATATAAAGCTCCTACTCAAAGAGTGGCTTATACTGAAACTGTAGAAAGAACTGCTCCTGAAAAGGCTAAGGCTTCCAATACTCAAAGAATAGTAGGAGGTTATAAGAAGGTAGGCTCTTCAGATCCTAAATATAAAGGATTAAGAGAATATGCTACTTATAAGCAGAATTCAGATAGTCTTGCTGAAGATAAGTTTAAGAAAAAGGTTATTGAAACCAGGAATAAAGCACTTACTACACCAAGAGTTAAGACTGTTCCAAAGAAAAAACTATAAACTCGATGAAAAAAGGGTAATAGAGATTCAGGATTTTAAAAATATTGAAGGTTTTAACACAAACCTATTTTATATATTTGAGTACCTACACACTAAACTAAACACTTATGAGTACTAAACCAACTCAATCAGAAGAGATTGATTTATCAAAATTAGACCAGTTACAAACTGGTGAAGGTTCTTCAGAGCCATTTCTATTGCCTGATGAAGAAACCGAGGAACAAGAAGAGGAAGAGTCTACTGAAGAAGAAGTAGAAGAAACTGAGGAAGTAGAAGATAATGCTCCAGCAGAAACTGAAGATGCCAGTGGTATAGAATTCTTTCTTGGAGATTTCACTACTAAAACAGGCTTGGAGTTCTCAGATGAAGAACTAGAAATAGCTGCTGGATTAAATGAAGATATTGAATCATTAAGTGAACTAGCTTTATTAGCTGGTAGAAAGATAGCACAAGCAGAATTAGATGGATTCTATGCTAACAACCCTGATCTGTATGAAGCATTGCTTTATAAACAAGCTAATGGCTCTTTAAATGGGTTTGGACAAGAAATTACAGCTCCTGATTATTCTAATCTAGATTTAGATGAAGTAGAGAATCAAAAGTTGATATATTCTGAATATAGAAAGCTAAAAGGGGATACTCAGGAGGAAATTGATGAAGCTTTAGAATTAGCAGAGACTAAAAATCTTTTGTTTAAGAAAGCTGAAGCTGCTAAAGATGTGGTTACTTCTCATTTTGCTAAAATAGAAGCTGATAGAAAAAAGGCTCTAGAAGTTAAAATAGAGCAAGAAAAACAACAAGAGCAGGTCCTAGTAAAACAAGTGTTTGACACTATTGATTCTGGGAAAATAATGGGAGTTCAATTAACTAAGAAAGAACAACAAGAACTTAAAGATTTCTTAGCTAAACCAGATAAAAACGGTAATACTCCTAAAGATATTGCTTATAGTAAGTTGACTGTAGAACAAGAGCTTTTAATTGATCTCTTTATTAAAAATGGTTTTAAAAATATTGCTGCTATAGAGAAACCAACAGTAGAGAAATTTAAAGGGATTAAACAAAGATTGAAAGATAGAGTAGCTCCAGTAGGAGACACTAAGAAAAGTCAAGATTTAAAGCAGGGAACAGGATCTGATGAATTTGACTTTAAAGCAATGGAAGAAATGCTTCTTAAAAAGTAAAAACTAAATTTAATATATAAACTATGGCTAATTTTAATCAGAAACTCGGCTTATTTACTGATACGTATAATACGGATAAGTATGCCAGCATTAACTACCTAGCTGCTGGGAAGCTCGCAGCCGCTGAGGAGTTAACCACAACTGTTGTTCAACTTTATGGTAACTGGTCAGACAGATTCCCTCTATACCTATCTACAAAAGGTAGAAAAGGTGGGACTAAGATGATTAAATCGCCAGATGCTTTGTTCACTATCCCTATCATGGGTAAACCTAAGAAGTCTTCTTCTATTGCTAAAACCATCTATGCTGCTACAGATAAGATTGGTGCTGGTAAAGCAGAATTCTATGTTTACATGGTAGATCGTTGGTTGAAGAAAGGTGATATTGTTGAAACATACAAAAAGAACAAACTTCAAATCTTGGAACAAGACAGAGAAGAAGGTGGATATTTTAGATATATCTGTAAAGTGATTGGTTCTGACTCTACTAACTATATCACCAATGATGAGATCTCTCCTAGCAGAAAACTAGCTGTGATGTACCAAGGTGCTGGTCTTGTTAACTCTAGAGGTAGAGAATCTCGTTCTCAAGCTCCTGCTAGAATGCAAAACCAATGTGCTTTCCTACGTAACTCTTACAACTGGAAAGGTAATATTGATAATAAAGTAATGACTCTTACTTTGCCTACAATGAGTGGTACTACTACTTACTGGCAAGAATGGGAGATGTTCCAATTGGAGCTTCACCAAATGGAAGAAACTGAAAACTACTTGTGGTATTCAGAATGGAACAGATCTCCTGAAGGTATTGTAATGGATACAGATCCTGATACTGGAGAGAAAATGCCATTTGGTTCTGGTTTGCTAGAACAAATCCCTAACCAATCTACTTATGGTCAATTGACTGTAGAGAAGATTAAAAGAGTAGTTCGTGATGTAATGTATAACTCTGCTGCAGATAAAGTACGTGAAATCACTCTTTACACTGGTAGAGGTGGTCAAGAACAATTTGACCTTGCAATGAAGTCAGATCTAGTAGGTATGGGTTACCAATACCAACAGTCTACTAAACAGATCTCTGGAACTCCAAACTCTCATGATCTAGTTTATGGATCTTACTTTGGTACTTTCAAACATGTTGATGGTCACACAGTATCTATCAAGTATCTTCCATTGTTGGATCTTGGTGCTAGAGCTGAAGCTGCTCCTAAACATCCTTTGACAGGACTTCCTATCACATCTTATGACATGTACTTTGTAGATGAGTCAGTGATTGATGGTATGCCAAACATCCAGTATGTTCAAGAAGAAGGTAGACAAGAAATCAAGAAATTCATCTATGGTTTGAATGCTAAAGACCAAAATGTAATTTCTTCTGATGCAGATGCTTCTTCTGTACAAATGGGCAGATCTGTGGGTATCCACATGTTTAATCCTGTTAACTCGTTCAAGTTAATTTGTAACTTGTCTTAATAATCAATAAGCATACAACAAAGAAGGGGAGCATAAACAACTCCCCTTTTATTTATAACCTAAACCAAATACTAAAATGAGTGAATTAAAAATTGTTACTATTAAAGTAAAGCCAAATCCAAGAATTCCTGCCGAAGTATGGGTAGACACTAAAGCCTATTTAGGCAGCGGGTATGATTCTGAAACTAATGATGTTTTAAGAGGTTTAACTCTAGATGAAGAAAAAGTATTGCTTCCTAATTTAGTGGGTTGCACAGCAGATTCTCCAGATTTTAATGATAAAACAAGACATTTTTGGAACAATATTGACATGGAAGTAGATGCTACTTTAGGTAGAAAACTTAATGTTACTACAGAACTAAAAGATGTAGAATTTCTTAGAAATGGGGTTAAGGTAAAAGAGAAGATGGAAATCCCTCGTAATCCTATTGATTATATTAACTACAGACTAGCTTTAAAACACTCTGAGGTTGCTGGTAGTTTAGCTGAATGTAAAGCTAGAAAGCAATTCCAGTTTTATATTGAGGATCTGCATGCTGAAACTAAATCTAAAGCTGAGGCTTTGGTTATTAGAAATAAAGCTAGAGCTAAATACCTGGAAATTGCTGGTGGTGAAGTTAAAGATGATGCAGTATTGAGAGCTATTGCTGTAGCTATGAAGGATGTTCATAATATGACTATCCCATCAAGTAAAGATGGTTTATTAATCTTCATTGAAGAAATCTCTGAAAAATACCCAGAAGCATTTACTTCTACAGCTTCTGATCCTCATTTGAAAGATAGAGCTTTTGTAATGGAATTATTGAATTATAACATCATTACATCTGTAGCTAATAGTATTTTTGATGAAGCTTTAGGTATAGAAGCAGTAGCTGAGAATCTGGATGCTTATATCAAATATATTAACCTAGAAGGTAAAACTACCTATAAGGGCCAGAAGAAAGCACAACTACAAGCTAAAAAAGGTAAATAATGAAAATATCTGAAATATTTTATACTGTTGATCAGAATATGCAAAATATGGGGAGCTATGTTTTTGGAAACATGCTACCTCAAGAATTAGCATTGCAATTTGATAGAACAGCAAATAAATATTTAGATGGTTTCTTAGTTCCTGCTCAATTAGGTACTCTAAAGGGTGTTGATGAAATTCAAATTGACGTTGACACCCTTAGATTACTTAAAATAATTGATTTCCCTATAACTCTTACTTCTGGAGTAGGTGCTTTACCTGATAACTATAGAAACTTACTTAATGATAGAAGTCTTGTTACAAGTTGTGGAAATCCCACAATTGTACCTAATAGACTATTTGGAGATGAGGATTTATATCAGATTTTACAAAATCCTTTCACTAAGCCTCGTTTACTCAGTCCTATATCAAGAATTTATGGTAATAACATCAAAGTTTACACAGACAACTTTGTTGTACCAACTGTGTATATAGACTATATTCGTAAGCCAGTAAGTCTTATAGATTTAGGATTAACATTTCCTAATACCTATTATGATACAGGCTTTATGAATTATGACTATCAGGAATTTCCTTTACAGGCCCTACAAGTTATAATGGACAATATGAGAGACAGATTGTTAGAGCTAGTGGAATCTGATAGATTACCTTCAGCAGTTCAAGAAAGTCAGGATTTTGGTAAAAAGTAAAAACTATAAAAACGATAAACTATGAAGGAATTCTTAATTGCGAAAGCCACAGTATATGCTGGTTCTAAAGCTACACCAACAGTAGCTAACTCAGCTACTACTCCAGACCTATTAGCTAATGGTGCTGTAGGTATTTACTACACTGATCTTTCTACAGGTACTGGTAAGCCAATCTTGTTGACTGCTGCAGCTACAGGTAACATTACTCAAAACAGAATTATCTTTGCTCAAGGTACTGCTTCAGGAGTATATGTTTGTAAGTCTGTTAAAGCTATTGATGCTATTAGTGCATACTATGCTGAATATGCAGCTACTACTAAACAAGTATCTTTCTTAGGATTTAATGGTACATCTGGTTCTTTAAACTTGAACTTAGCTACATTGGTTGATTATACTGATGCAGGTGTAGAACAAATTTCTAGATTGGGTAGACCAAATCCTGAAGATGATTATACTTCTTCTAATGCTACACTAATGGCTGTTGATACAGCTTATACTGCTGCTGGTAAAGTTTCTACTGCTGTTAATAATGATAAGAAGACAATCTCTTATGTTATTGCTAACGTTCAAGTAGGTGCTGTGACTGCTACTGCTGCTTCTGGTGTAACATTCTTGAATGGTTCTGCTGCAGTATCTGGTGTTACTGCTGGTCTTACTACTGGTAACTACTTAACTATCACAATTGATCCTCAAACAGGACTTATTGTACCTATTGCAACAGCTAACTCTATTTCAGTTCTTTATAAAATGACTGTAGTAGGTTCTGCTGTTACATTAGATAGACCATTTGAAGGTGCTTCACAAACAGTAACTGCTGCTGCATTCAATGCTGCAACTACTTCTTCTGGAACAGCTCCTACTTCTGTAGGTATTGCTTTCACAGGATATGTTTCAGCTTACCAACAATTTACAGTGTTAGGTGAAGGTGCTTTCATTAATGCTACAAGAACAGCTCCTTCTGATGGCGCACCTGCTGTAGGTATGTTCCCTGGTGCTGGTACAGTAGATCAGGTTCAAGGTTTGGAAAATACTTTCTTCCAAAATGCTGGATTCTGGGATACTGCAGATAAATACATTAGAGGTCCTGTATCTCAAGTGGATACTACTAAAATCTATGATGTCTATTTCTTGAAATTTGCAAATGTGTTTAACTCTTATGCTCCTCAAGAAGCTAGATTGACTGAAGAATATGAAATTAGACTTGCTGTAGTAGGTGGTTCTGGTAACCCTGCTGGTAATGCTACAATTGATGCTGTAATTAGATCATTGTTCTCTACTACAACTACTGCTGTAGCACAAGGTCAAATTATTGGTGAAGGACCTTTGAATCCTGCAGCTTAATCTCTTTAGTGTTTAGGTGTTTAAGGGCAGTTGGATTAAATATCTGGCTGCCCTTTTTTACAATTTAAAGCAACAATATTATGGTAGAACCTAACATTAGCTTGAACCGCATAGCATACAGTGCTGCTTATACTCTTGGTAGACAGTATGATAACTATCTATTAGAAAAACTTAAATTTGAAGCGGTAGGAATTGCAGCCATGCTTATCAGAAGAGATTTTGAGAGAAATGGCGTATCTAGAGAGTTTTTACTGTCTTTAGGTTGTATTCCATTAGTATGTGCTGATCCTAAAGAATGCTGTGTTGGGTTACCCGCAGAATATGAATTATTAAGAACTGATAGAAAAATACCTAAGCCTGCCAGAACTAAAGATTCTGATAGTTTCTATTATGTAGGAACTGTAGACAAAAGAAAATCATTCTATGAGGTCCCTTTTGAGATATATGACTTTGTAGGACAAAATAAATATACTAGTAGATCTACTTATTATATATACATGAATGACTATGTATATATCTTAAATCCACCTTCAGACACCTTTAAATGGATAAATATTACCTCAGTATTTGCTGATCCTAGACAAATAGCTGATTTTGTGACTTGTTCTGGGGATTGTTATTCAGATGATAGTCCTTTCCCATTATCAGAAGATTTGTTACCTTTACTTATGACAGAGTTACTCAGATTAAATTCTGTAGACCAACCTGTAGAAGATAAGGAAGTAAGGATTAACAATAACTAGATATGCCTAAACCTAAAA